GCGGAATTGTCACAAAGGACTTTATTGTTCTGCTCCCTCTAGTAGGTGGTCAATGAGAACCGGTGACGAGTGTGACGACTATAGCTAGTATAAAGCTAACTGTATTCGGTTCCAGTATGAATCGTTGAAAGGTGAATTTTGCTTATGTCTAAGGACTCTGCTATCCTGAGCGAGGATGTAAATGAAACGCAGGGAAAGTCTCCTCCCGGTTTGGAGTTCACTACTCTAAATAGGCGACGTTACAACGGAGATGTAACCAAGTATACGAAAGTAGTCAACAAAGTCGTGGGCACTATCCGTGAAGACTGGTGTGACCGTGTTCTTGCTGATCAAGGGTTCAACCTCGGTGATGAGTATTCTCGATCCGAATACAAACCCAGCGATTTGTTCGATGCACTTAAGCACTATGACGGTCCTTCAAAGTTCAACATTCACGGCGACGAGAGGGCAGCTTATAAACGAGCTATAAGCAAGGTGGAGTCATACTTTGCTCCTTTCTATGGGTCTTTAGAGCCTTTAAAGCTTGATGCAGATTTGTGGAATGTGGTGAAGAAAGAAACCTCGTCTGGTCTACCTTCACTGATGCCTAAACGTCTAGTGTTCGATCAATCTATTGACAGGGCGAAACGTCTACTTGAACGTGAACGTTTGTTTCTGGCGGGTGACGACACATCCAAAAGAAAGGATCTCCCACCTCCCCAACCTTGCGTTGCGTTTTATCGCACACAAGCTTCTATCAAGGATGGGAAGCCTAAGAAGAAGACCCGTTTCGTATGGGGGTTTCCATTGGAAATGATCCTAATCGAGGCTCTTTATGCACGCCCAATCATAAACTGTCTATTGACGGCGGTAACTCCTATTAGTCTCGGATACCGTAAATCTGAGCTTGGGGCTATGATGGCATCTACAGCATGGTGGCCTGTCACGGGTACATTCGATTGGTCCAAATGGGATGCAAACGTTCCGACACAACTCGTATCAGAGAGTTTCCGCATAGCGCGCAAATTCTTTAGAGAGGTGGATGAATCAACATGGCATTTAATCACATCATACTTTTCGACGTGCGGTGTGGTGATGCCCGATTCTTTTCTCTACGGTCGACGTAGAAGAGGGATCCCATCTGGGTCGTTTTTCACTTCAATCATTGGTTCCATAGCTAACATGATAGCAATTCACTTCTTGGCTTACCTCCAAGGGCTCAATGTGATTGGAATACATGTGTATGGAGACGACTCGCGAGTTGGTTTCACAGGTAACATCGACATCAGGCGCATCGAAAAGGATGGAGCACGATGCTTCGGGATGAAACTTAACTTGGAAAAGCTAAGTTATGGAGGACCGAATGTTTCTCCGCACTATCTCGGACATGAATGGTACCGCGGTCGTATCCGCAGACCAGTGATTGAAACTGCTCAGAGGATCGAATTCCCAGAACGATATAATTCGGAATGGTATGAAGATCGTTATGCTAAGCTGATCAGTCTATATGGCGACAATGTCGATGCATGGCCACTGATCCTAAAGATCTTAAAAGAGAAAGGACTAGCCCTCCGCTTTGGATCAGGTGAACAGTTCCTTCTAGGTCAATTTCGGGACTTAGCTGGATTTACCGAAACTGAAAGCCCGG